TAAGATACATCCGCCAAGGTGGGTGTACCTTAGGGGCGTAAGTCCTGATATGATACAGAGAGGAACGCGGATCCAGAAGTAAGCAGAACGCAGCGTGCTTTCCCTTTCTGTATCATATCTATCGCTCACCCAGCGGACATCAGGTAACAGAAAGATACGCGGTATATAAATCACAAGCTTTGTGTTTCCTTGGTTCGGGATCCAGCACCAAAATCCCACTCTTTTTATCTATCACACCCGTGTTGGGCAAGTAGTACGATGACTTTCTGAAACGGAAGTTCAAAACGATAGACTGCTGACCAAAGGAGTCGCTCTCCGCTCAGCACGGGTTTGGTTCTTCAATCCTATTCTTTGTGACCAAGGGATATCAGAGTTGTGTACAAAAAGGCGGTAGCTCCGCTGAGTATGCAGTTGTGACTGAATATACCTTGGATTGCTAGGAGGTAAAGGTGTTGCAAAGCAACGTGAGCACCCAGCTAGGGCGGATCAATGCGGAGCAGCAATCAGACGATAAGTTGTAATAAACTTACCAGCAAGCATGGCTTATCGTTATGATTTATGAGAGTAGTTTACTCATCGACCTTGACTCTGGTGTCCCTTGGCTACAAAGAACGATCAAGTTGGAGATACAGGTTCGAGTCCCGTCACGGCTTATGCCGGTTCGCCGTGTAGCTCAATTGGTAGAGCCCAACCTCTGATCAATCGTCACTTAGTGACAGAAAGTACAGCATGTATATTATAACAACAGGCTTCAGGCAAATGTGGCAAACAAGCGAGACTTTGGAAGAAGCATATTTGATCCGTCGAGACTATCTCAGGATGGAGATGGAGCAACTGATTACACATGAGGATGGCAGTTCTCCAAGTGGTCGTGTGGACTTCGATGAAGGCGTTGCTCTCATAAAGAACACCCAAGTTCGTACATATGATGTTGTCTCCTGCCCTATGGAAGAAGGAGACATGGAGTTCCTTTCAGGTTTATCGGGGGTGATGAGTGGTAATGCTTCGTAGTACCGTCATGCGGTACTACGAGAAACGAGGGTTCGAGTCCCTCCACCTCCATTACGCTCTGAAGTCTTGCTGATCACAAGATGAGGGCTACTGAGATATACGTATATCTCTTTAGTCTTGGGGGTTAAATTCCCCCAGCGGTACCAATACAGTCGAGAATGGGCGCGACTCTAAAGTAACATGACCCCCTTGAGCTTACCGGCAAAGAGGAAACAAGCCACCCCCTGATAACGGGTAGCAGCCTAGGGTGAGTTGAATCCCCTTACGGGGGAAGGCTGTCCGTACCTCCTTGGTAACTGAAAGGTTATCAAGAAGGTTTATAGGAGATCTATCATGACCGAAGAAGAGTATGCGGCTTATCACGATCTAATAGAACACTTACGAGAGCAGGAAACCCAACAATGAACACGTACAATCACCTTTATTATCTAGGATTCACACTCAATAGTACAGAACCTGATCCCGACAAGATTAGTACAGATGTCCTAAAAGAAGCAGTAACCAAGCGTATCAATAGTGGTGGATTGCTGGAGATAGAATCTGGTGAATCTATCATCATCACCGAAAAAATTAGTCAGGAGACACCCAATGAAGGTACTGATTGACGTAGAGTATGGCTTCCAGACATGGCTCTGGGAACCTGAAGTAAAAACCGAAGAGGAACTCAGGCTCCTCTGGTCCAAACACAGACCAACATCCTGTTGTGATTTAGTCACAGAACTTCCGGGTACTACAACCAGAATATGGGATGAGATAGGCCCAAGCGTAGACACCGCCGATTTCGTAGCCCAGTGGCACGAAGAAGACGATTCTCATCTTATTAAAATAGGTAGAAAAACAAATGGATGAAAAATATAAGATCTTTCTTGACAGCCTACGGGCTCTTGGTATAGTAAACATGTTCGGTGCTTCCCCGTTCCTTCAAGAAGAGTATGGACTCTCGAAGGTGGAGGCCCGTGAGGTATTGGCTGAGTGGATGTCATCTTACAAGGAGAATTGACATGGCTATGAACGGTGCTGATCAACGTGACCTTGGTCGTTGGCATGCTGCCAAGGATCGACAAGAGGATGCTCATTGGGAGGATGAGGTTGATGATGAGCCTAAGGATGAGGATGCTGAGTATGAACGAGGCATCGAGCGTATGATGCAAGACTTGGAGGACGAAGATGCCTGATGACCCCGGTGATATTCAATGTGAAGAGTTCTGGAATGAAGCATGGGATTCTTATATGGCTGAAGAAGAAACTGATAAAGCAGTTGAAAGATTCTTTGGTTCTTATAACATAGTTCTACCAGATTTATCCCAATTGATGCCCTAGTATCAATGGACCAGCGGAACGGTAGAGATGGTGTAGAGGTCCGATGAGGTTTCAAGGGATACCAAGAGTAATAAACTCCCTCTTTTAAAAAGGTATGGAGAATACCGATGCAAGAAATGTTTGATAACTTTATGTTTGTTCAATCGCTTACAACCCCCGGCGGGCATACCACTACTGGTATATCCCAGACTGAGGATGGTATATTCCTAAAGTGGATAGAAGATACCGACCCTGATCAGGTATATTCAATGCGTATCGCAGAGTCTGACGCAACGGATATCTTAGATAGTCTGCGGCTCGCCCTGCAAATGATAAGTAAAGCCATGAAACTAGGAGAAGTCGTATGCTAGGACTAGGCAAGGGACACGACCACGGTGAATGGTACACCAACTGGCGTAAGCACCCCGGTAGGAATATCGTAGCACTGGGGGGTATGAAGCACGATCTCACACCTCTTCAGGACGGCAGATGCCTCGGCTTTGATGGCAAGAAGTTTGATGTATACGAGCCTATCAAAGCATGGTCAGAGCAATGGCACCATGACAAGAAGGGTGACAACCACTATCCTATTGAAGGAACCAAGGTCCGTAATGATCTTCCTCCTTTGTATCTACAATGGCGTGAAGATTATAAGGAACGGTTTTGTTGAAACAAAGAACCCCTCTTATGTCTCTAACAAGGAGACTATTAAGGTTACCTAAAGGTGATGACTGGAAAGATAAACAAATTGCAAGATTTCTTAGGACTGGGGACTATGAAAGGTTACGTACTACCGTAGTATTCCATGAGCGTAAGGAGTTTAAGTAATGTTTATTGTTCAGATAACTTGGCAGGATGCTGAGACTTTTGGAGATACGAGTTGGATAACTCTAGAAGAGGCCAATGAAGTTGCGTCTAAGGCTCCCCCTACGATGAAGTCTGTTGGGTTTGTGTTATATGATGATGATAGTTACATAGCCATCACAGATAGCGTAGGCCCGAATGAAACAGGCCATGTTACCAAGATTCCTAAGTCAATGATCAGTGTTATCACTGAACTTTTCCCTAGTCCTCAACCCTAAGGAGAGTATGTATGCTAGCAAATCTATTATATCCAATGCGTATGAGAATCATTATGTTTATACCATTAATGATGTACTGTTAAGATGTTAAAGAATATTAAGTGGGGTATTTGGGTGACTGACCTGAAGACATTCGTGGTTGATTCATATATCTCAGTAGATAATCAAGAGTACGAGGCCGTATATGCTGAGTTTGATACACGTAGAGCTGCTTCAAAGGAAGCCAATGAGTTTAATAAACTCTGGCGTGGACGCAACCAAGTGTTCGGTCCCAAAAAACTACCGATAAAGTCCCGGAAAAGACTTGACAACAGCCCTTAAGTTGGTACAATAGCAATACTATGGGACGTACAGATAAAGATAAGAAGAAAAAAGATACTATTAAACCTCGAAAACCTAAACCCAAGGGGTGCAAACGTCGAGAGGTAAAAGGTATCTTAAAGGATTGGGAGTCTTCCGATTGGGAGGACTTAGGTAATGATGAGTTAAATCTTAAAGGAGATAATAATGGCTCACGAAATGACCGAGAATGATGGTGCTGTATATCACAAGACAAAGGCTTGGCATGGTCTAGGTAATGTGGTGGACTACACGCTAAGTCTTAGCACTGCTCTGGAACAATCAGGGTTGGGTTGGGGAGTTGAGAAGAGTGAGGGTATCAATGTTATTAGTGATAACATGTTGTATACCAATGAATACCGTGGCATAGTACGCAAGGATACCCAAGAGGTACTTGGTATTGTATCACCACAGTATCAGGTAGTACAGAACGACGAAGTGTTCCGCCTTGCTGAGTACTTCAGTAACGTAGCAACAGTTGAGTCTGCTGGCTCTATCCAAGGTGGACGCAAGTGCTACCTGTTGCTCAATCAGGATTCGTTTGAAGCAACGGCTGATGATGTTGTTGAACGATACATGGCTCTGTTCTGGGGCCACGATGGTAAGAGTTCTATTGTACTCAAGCCCACAAGTATCCGTGTTGTTTGTAAGAATACCATGGACATGGCATTGGCTGAAGGTACTAAGAATAAGATGACCATCAAGCATCATGGTGACATATCTACTAAGATGCAGGAGGCTAAGGATATCCTTGCTGAGTACAAGAACACAGGTAACTTGTTCCGTAATCAGGTTAGTGTCCTTGCTAGGCGACCCATTAGTCATGATGCACTACGTAGATTCTTCTTCGATGTGTATCAAACGATGGAAGGTGAGATCCCTACTCGTCCGGTTACACCTGAAGAGGAGAGGGCTCACACTAAGGCTGTTGCAACCATTGGTAAATGGGACAGCACCTTCGAACAAGAGTCAGGCCTTATGCCTGCAAGTTGGTGGCTCGCTGTCAATGCTGTGACTAAGGATCTTCAGCATAGGCCAGCAGCCCGAGGCCGTCAGGCTACCGTATCCACTAAGGCATACAGTAACCTTAACGGTAAAGGATCCAAGGATAGTACTCGCGTAATGCAGCATGCCTTGACTCTATAGTTATTGCCCCCTACGCCCCTGTCCCACCCTCGTGGTGGGCGGGGGTTTTTCTTAGGAGAACCCTATGTCGGATAAACAAACGGATGCTTCCTACGATGACCCCATTAAACATGGCGGTAACTGGGATGCTGAGACTAACTGGAAGAAGCTACGGGAGAAGCATGCCGAGCATAAGAAGACAGGCAAATGGAAGCCAACAGAGTGGGACGGTGGCCGTATCACTGGTGGTGCTGGCAAAGGGGACAAGGACAGGCACCGCCAGATATCTAAAGAATTATATGATCTTAATTTTGATCTAGCCTTTGGTAATATAACAAGAGAAGAGTATGATCATAAACTAAGTGAGTTGGATACATGATATGGAGTACGTTGACAGAAGAAGAGAAGTTCCGGCGGGCTGATCAACAGTTATCCTTTGAGCAAGAGATGCTTGACTATGGTAAGCATAAGTATTGGAAGGATTATGATAGGTCACCAGATGAGGGAATACCCGAGCAAGAACTAATAGATTCCTCAGTTAAAGAACTTGAGGATGTATACCAAGAGTGGATCGATCAGATCGCTATGAATCCTAGATCTCCACAGTGGGTATACCCGCTAATGGAACTTGGTTCTCGTAAGATGGCTGACATAACTATCCGTGCTATTGTACGTGCGTGGTTCTCTAGTTCTTTCTGGTCCTTCAGGTGGAAGCATGGCGAAGACCTGCATACACCACCGCTAGCACAGACCATAGCCACACAGATAGCACAAGATGCGTGTGATATCATCTCTTTCCAACGAGCCAAGCAAGATTATAAAGATGATTGGAAGAAACAGTCCAAGTTCATTAAGAACTGGACAACCAAGAGATGCAGGGCCTTTGCTCTCAAGGTACATAAGAATATAAAACTCAGCATCAAACAAAAGCATGACTTCGGACACCACATGCTACGTATAGCAGTCACTTCTAATATTATTCTATTAAAAACACAGAAGATAAAGACTAGGCGTGGTAAGTTTCGCAACTACACCTTCGTTGAGTTTCACCCTGATGTACTGAGGGAGTTACACCGAAGACATGACATACTACAGAACTCAACCCTGATCTACAGGCCCATGCTTGTACCACCGAATGATCACACACTAGTATCTTCTGGAGGATACATATCAACGAGCCTCAGGAAACCTGTAGTGCAGAGATATAAATCCAATTACTTTGGAGAAGTACCGAAAGAACAGAAGTTTTCAACACCATCTCCACTGGTTTTAAGAGGATTAAATGCCTTGCAAAAAACAGAGTGGGCTGTCAACGAGGATGTCTTTAGTGTCATGTCTACCCTTTTCATGAACAATACCGGGATAGCAAACCTACCTTACCATTCTTTCAATGAGTTCATGCATTCAGAAGAGTATCCCAAGGAGGGGACCAAAGAAGAGCAAGCCATCTGGTGTCAGAAAAGAGAATCCTGTTGGTCTGAGTGGTATAAACAAGAGCAAGCCAGAGGCCGCATGCTTGTGCGTCTTAACTTAGCAGGGGATCTAATCGAGAGGGGATTCTTCTACCATGTATACAGCCTCGACTTTAGAGGTCGTGCCTATACTACGTGTGAACTGTTATCTCCCCAATCATCTGACGTTGATAGAGGACTCATAAGATTTGCAGAGGGAGTAGAATTAACTGAAGAGGGTAGATACTGGCAGAAGATACACCTAGCAAATGTCTTTGATCAAGATAAAGAAACACTGGATGATAGAATACAGTGGGTTGAGGACAACTGGGACATGATCCTTCGTATTGCAAAGGATCCCTATGAGAATAGAGAGTGGATAGATAACGCCAAGAAGAAGAATAAATCTTTTCAACGCCTTGCTTCCGTGTTTGATATCACCAGAAATGATAACCTAACATTCGTACCCGTGCAAGTAGATGGTAAATGTAATGGTAACCAACACTGGTCAGCAATAATGGGGGACGAGGATATAGCAAAACTAGTAGGCGTACTCCCTTCGTTACAGCCACAAGATTTATATCAATATGTTGCGGACAAGACAACCGAATATTGTAACCTCCACCGACCATCTAACGAATGGTTCGGCAACTTCCTTAGTCATTGGGACAGAGGTATAGATCGTAAAGTAACCAAGCGTAGTACCATGTGTGAGCCTTATGGCCTCACCTTCTATGGTATCCAAAGATATATAAAAGTAGAGGGCCACTTAGACTGGGTGCCTGATAATAAAATAGGTGGGGCTGTTGTTGAACTGTCCCGTGCCATTAAGGCAGCGTTAGATTTAACTCTACAAGAAGCAAACAAGGGTAAGGCTTGGTTAAAAGAAGTTTCTTCGATAGCAAGCGACCTAAACAAACACTTGGAGTGGGTCACACCAAGCGGGTTCAAGGTATCTCATTACTACAATAAGATATCAACCCGTAGATCTCTTGCTAAGATGTTCAACAACAAACAGCTTACGTTTCATGTTAAGACTGATGACGTAAACCCAAGGACTGCAAGCCAAGCCATAGCTCCCAACTATATTCATTCTCTTGACGCAGCCCATATGTTCCTGACTATAGATCGCATGATACAACTAGGAATCTATAACCTTAGTATGATACACGATTCATATGGATGCTATGCTAATTATGTGGGTACAATGCAGAGACTTATAAGAGAGGAGTTCATCCGGATCCATAAAGAAAACCAACTTGATATATTTAAATTACATATAGAAAATAAACTTGGGGTAATCTTACCTGATCCTCCACCCCGAGGTATATTAGATATTGATATGGTAACGAAGTCTTTATACTTCTTTTCATAGGAGATTACCATGCCACACCTAGTAGTAGCAAGCGAAGGCGATTTAGAATACTCAATTAAATACGTAACCGCAATTGCTTTAGCCGAAGGTTCAGATAAATTTATAGAACTAACATTCCCTAGTCAGCGGCTCATGGAAATATTCATGAGTAATTTATTCACGTCATTTATAATAAACAAAGTACCCCAGCAAAACAACACAAATATTACAATAAATATCCCGGATGATGAGGGTACAGTGAATGTGGATGAGTATTGATGATGGTGATCTCATTGATGTTGAAACCATTCAGGATGGTGTAGCCTGTGGTGCAGACTTAGATGAGTACCTTGGTGATAGAGAGTGAACTTGATATGGATATTGCTATAGAACATATAGTAAGCTTATCAGTAGTAGAAGGCAGGAAAACACTGACGCTTGTGTTCCCCTCAAAGGGATTGCATAATATATTCATGGGAAATTTGTATGATGTTCTTGAAGCTGGTATTGCAGAGACACCAACGAACATCGAAATCGAAGTAATAATCAGGAGTTAAAAAATGCCTAGAGTTTTAGTCATAGGCGATCTTCATTTCCCTGCTGAACGAGAGGACTACCTCGACTTCTGTAGAGATATAAAAAAGAAATACAAAACAGACACCACCATATTCATAGGTGATGTCATTGATCACCACGCAGTATCGTTCCATGCCAAGCACCCGGAAGCGGAGGCTGCTCAACAAGAGTATGGTTCTGTAATGGAGAGTCTGAAAATTTGGCGAAAATTTTTCAAGCACGCTTCCGTATGCATTGGGAATCATGACGAACGGGTTCACAGAATTGCTTCGGCATCTGGGATCCCCTCTATGTATCTAAAAGACTATAAAACTGTGTATAGCACACCGAATTGGGAGTGGAAGCATGAGTTTATTATAGATAATGTATACTACACCCATGGTACAGGCACCTCAGGTGCCATGCCAGCCATGACTATGGCTAAATCTATGGGAAACAGTGTCGTATCAGGTCATGTACATTCTGTTGCTGGTATTAACTGGTCGAATGGTCCAACTGATCGTAAGATTTTTGGGTTTAACGTACCCAATGGGGTTGACAAAAACCACACAGCAATGTACTATGGTCGTAACTTTCTACGAAAACCAGTCAATGGGGCTGGCGTAGTAATCAATGGTAATCCTTATATGGAGGTAATGACTTAATGACGGATACCGAAACAGTAGATCAGCCCGAGGTTGATCAAGAGGAAACTTACATTCCTCTTACAGAACTCAAGACCTTTCTCTATCAGATCTTGCACATGCTGAGTCAAGTTTCAGCAGGGATCGAGACAAGTATAAGGTCAGCAGATGAACATGCCGCTAAGGCAAGAAAACAAGGAGATGATGACAGTGCCGACAACGAAGAACAAGATTAGTCCCTTTACAACTAGTACACTTGATGTAACGTGGGCTCACCTTCATACCCCAGACACTAAGTTCGGGGAAGACTCAGCAAACCACAACATTACAGTGGTTGTTGATAAAGAGCTTCAAGATAAGCTTAACGAATGTGTTGCAGAATTAGGTGCAACCAAGATCAATGGTATGCGAGAGGATACGGATGGCCGCTTGGTTCTCAAGGCTAAGTCCAAGATGTATATCAAGGATGGTATCTCGACATTCCCGTGTCGAGATGCTCAGTCTAAGGAAACAGCGGCAGTAGCGTTTGGTGGTGACAAGGTTCGCCTTCGTCTATCACCAGCCCTACTCTCTCGTGACTCGTCCCTCTCTCTCTACCTGAACGGTGTTCAGATTATAGAGAAGGAAGAACGAACCGATAACGGAGGGTTTGAACCAACGGATGGCTTCGATGGTTCAGGCTTTATCGCACCAAGCATAGATGATAATGATGATGATCTTCCTATCTAATGCCTGAGTGGAGGTTCCCGCTGAACCCAGTGGCTGCTAGTAGGCCTCGTGTCTCACGACATGGGGCCTACTACACCGGCCCCTATAAAAAGTTTCGAGAGGAGTGTATTGAAGTAGTTCCCTTTGTACTGGGAGATTACTTCGATCCTTACGAGTGTCCATTGCGTGTAGACGCAGAGTTCTTTGTCAAGAGACCCAAGACTACAAAGCTAGACATGCCAAGGGCAGACATAGATAACTTTCTCAAGGCTGTCTTTGATGTACTCAATAAGAAACTCTGGATAGATGATACTATTATTAGATCTGTATACGCCACTAAGCAATGGGCTGCTGAAGGGGAGGATGGGTATTTTATTATTGGAGTAGACAATGCTGTATCCTGAGTTACATGAAGAACTGTTAAGAGTACACGCTATCTTAGCTACAAGGGAAAACCTAAGTAGTGAGATGATATCCTGTGCTGCAAGAGTTGAGAAAGATTTTGGATCTGCCTGTATCATGGCTATCGCTAGCCTAGGTGGGCTACACGCCCCGATAGAGCAGGCAATGAAGCTACTGTCAGACCCTAATGCTATACGTACTGTCCACGTATTGTTACAAGATGGTAGTAAGGTACCGGGCTGGGGATCTTCCTTTGTTAAAGGAGAAAAGGATCCTATCTTTGAGACCTTATGTTATATGTTATATAAGCCCGAACACAATTCACCAGTCTTTAAACTATGGCACCTTATCGCAGACATAACAGACCATCTACGTAGTAAGAATATATGGCCTAACGCTGCCTGTTACACCGCAGCCTGTTGTATACTAAACGAGATACCCCCCTGCGTTGCTATAAAGACACTGATCCAAGGACGAATAGATTCTTGGGCAGATATATATATTAACAACTATAACCCCCGGCTCCCGTAGCTCAGTTGGATAGAGCAACGGTCTTCTAAACCGTAGGTCGCACGTTCGAGCCGTGCCGGGAGTGTGAACAAAAGGAAATGATGATGGCACTAATGTATGATCACGAAGTCGAAGTAACTATGACGGTCTTCGTCCAAAGCATGCAAGAGAACGCTTTGGACCACAAGGACGATGTAGCAGACGCATTGAGGTCAGAGATCACATACCACGGCGTAGTCCTTGATTATGAAATTGTAGACACAACTACTGGAGACTATTGACAAGGCTCCGTAGCCCAACCGGCAGAGGCAGTGGACTTAAAATCCATACAGTGTGGGTTCGAATCCCACCGGAGCTATTGGATACACGAAGTGCTGCCCTAATGGTGCTGCGGGATGTATCCAAGTTGGGCTGGTAGCTCAGTGGTTAGAGCACACGACTCATAATCGTCTGGTCGTTGGTTCGAATCCAACCCAGCCTATTAAGGAAAGAATATGTTTAATAATAAAGATTATTTTATAGAGAAAACTATTAACTGGTGTCGGGCCTTGTTCTGTATACCGGATAATGTTATAATAAATTATGATCTAAAGCACCAACCGGATTGTTGGGGTTGTAGTTCTCAGGTTAAGGAAAGTCATTACGCTATTCTAATAGACCCAACCATGTCTATTAGAGATACTGTGTCTACTACAATACATGAAATGATTCACGTAAAACAATGGGAGTTCCCTTCTCATGTTTCAAACAAGAATGATGGTGAAGATGAGGCAGAAGAATTCCAATACAAACTAACTGATTTACTCTGGGGACTAGGTTTACTATGACAAAGGAAACAAAATGAAAAATGATTACTACACAAGAGACGAACTAATAGAGATCATAAAGAACTTTGCTTATGCCTGTAACTGGGATACGGCGGACTATGATATGGCTGAGCATCTAGGTGAGAAGTATTTCCCAATCTTTAAGGATGCCGTTGGAGATGATGATGAAAGCATTTAGAATTGTACTTGATGTGGTCAGCACTGCTTGGGATTCTGCTGAGGCTTTTGTTGAGGCAGAGACTCTCGAAGAAGCCCTTGTATTGTTCAAGGCAAACCCTTATGATTATGACTGGGATAACTGGGAGACTCACGACAGTGAGACTCGTAGTTGGGAAGTCAACGAAGAGGAGTGTAGTAGGTATTTTAAGGAGGATAACGATGGGTAGATTAAAATCATTCATGCTACTTGAGGGTGGTGATGATATTATTTGGAAAAGGGGAGGACAAACTTACGAGGGTAAGGTAGAATGTCTACAGTCCGATACCCACTCCATGACTGGTGAGGCCTACGTCGTATCTCATATGGATGGGCCTGTTCTTAAAGAATACACAGTGTATCCTTCCGAAGTTTGTTTCAATGAGATGATTAAGGCTCGTAAAACTTCCGACCGAATGGATACCTTAATAAGAGGAGATGATTTAAATGATTAGAAAACTTGC